TAACCTACCACGGACTTTCTCAATGAGGTCCTCTTCCAATGAGGACAGGTTCAAGTAGTTCCTGGCCGCTAGTCGGCCAGTTATCTCTCGGAACTTCCCTATGTGGTCAGCATAATCAGTAAGTACAGATATAACCGTATCCCGATTGAACTTGTACTTCTTCACAATCTTCGTCTGGGTCTCGCCCATAGCGTAGTGATAAAGTATCTCAGCCACCTTTCCTGGGTTAGCACGGCTTAGACTATTGACCTTCAGCACTTCCTTCTCCCTGCTTATGGCCTGAATACTCTCAGAAATACTGGACATTAAGTCCAGTCGCATCTCATCGGGGGTAGGGTTTAGAGTACTCATTATGTCTTTGATAGGAAGTACTTAGATACATGTCAAGTTTTTCTTCCCTTGGATCAAAAATAATTGGATTTTTTGCTTGACAGAGGTTTTCGTGCTACATAGAATCCGGAATCTCCGCTGGAACAAAGGAGCATTAGAGCAGTAACCCTACCTAGTAATACAAGGGTAGTATGCGGATGGTATGGCTTATGAGTCATCTATTTTTTAAAGGGGTGTCTGATGATATATACGATTCTAGCCGCGCATGTTGCTGACCCCCTCCCCCCCTTAGCTAGCTTGGCCGGGCTTGCTGATCTTAATTTTACCAGGGTGCAACAAATTTGCTTGGGGTTTGCTTATGTATGAGAGATTTAATTCTTTATCAATGACGGAAAGGATTCGTGCCACTTATCCCATCCATTCAAAGGAGTGATTCTGGCAATCCATCCATACACAAGGTAAGCGCATCGATGCAGGAAACGCGGAGAGTGGGCCACTTATAAGAGGGGCAAAGAAGGGGTGCTACTTGGTCACGGAAATGAGAGGCCACAAGGGAGATCATACTGTCTGGAAATAAAAGCTTGCGCAGGGTTGGAAGCTGTGCATCCTAGGGGTGCAGTTCCGTTCTTTGACAGTCCATCCACTAGCTTCTCTCTGTTGGTAAAGCAGAGATGTATGACGACCTAGCACGGGGGACATAGTTGGTAACCTAGCCACACTCCGTGGACGTCACAAGCCGTCGTAAATTAGCGAGTGCCAACATAAACAAAACAATACCATGAATACAATTCACGATGAATCCATTCTTACCGAAAAGCAAATTAACAAAATTAAGGTTCGCTTGCACGAAGTGCATCACGCGATTTGCCATTGGACTGATAAGGAGCGTGTCGCAAAAAATTACTTAGCTCAAAGGCTAGAGGAGCAAGCAAAGCTTCAGAAGCAATTGAATTGCCAAGCGGAACTCGTTAATGACATACAATCAGAAGAGGAACAGGCAGATGCCAAGTTGCTTTTTGCAGAATGCGAAAAGATTGACCCAAGTGAGTGCGATGCCTACGACATTGCAGAAGGTGACAAAGTAGAGGTGTACAAGTGCAAAGCCACAGGTTGGCATTACTTATATGATCCAACTGCTGAAGTTTGTCCCTACTACTGTTGTATAACAATTAACAGCGGAGAGTTCGACACGCTTGAACAGCTTCAAAAGTGGGCAAGACCGCTCTACTTCCAATAGGAAAACCACACAGCCTCTTAGCTATTAGCTAGGGGGCTTTTTGGGTGTAAGCATTCCGCTTCAACCAACAATACGAACCAACAATACTATGGAAAAACAATACGATCACGATTACCTCTTTAAAGTTAATAACGACTCAGAGGGGTGGGAGAGAATCAATCAAATCCGCAAGGATTCCAAGGCTTGCAAAAGCAATTACAAGCTTGTTTTGAGAGGCTCAAAGCCAACGACACGTTGGGGCAGCCGACCAAGCATTCCGCTTAGCGAGGCTCAAGTAATCCGCGTTTATATAAGGCCAAGGGAAACCTCGAAACGATACCGCGAAGAGATGGAGGCGGCCTTAGCACGGAGCGACGTTCAAGTTGAAAACTTTCAACTAAGAAAGAGAGTCCGCGAACTGGAAGCAAATGAATTAGAGTTCAATGAATTGATCTCCAAGCAATCCATATTCAACGAGATTCTAAGGCTAAGAGCAAAGGCAGAACGTCTCTCAAATAAATTGGGAATTGATTAATCAAATCAAACAAGCTCGCATTCTTAGGGATGCGGGCTTTTTGGGTGTCGGAAATCACCGGCGAACCAATAACATAAACGATACAACCATAAACGATACTATGAAACTACTTGAACTAATCATGTTCCTTGCCCTGGGAGCTTTAATCGCGGGCGCAATGCTTTACGGCCTCGAGCTAAGCGATGCCGCGCAGGATAAACAACAAGCAACATGGCATATTGCCAACTAACCAACCAACATAAACGATACTATGAAAACAAACGATAACACCTCATTCGCCATTCCTTCGCATGTAAAGGAAATCGACATCTTTAGAGTAGGAAAATTGATTGAAGTCCACTCAACGGACTTCAGTTGGAAATCAAACGTCGTTTGCTCCGTAATGGAGCTAAAACAATACGCTAAAGCAGAGTTAGGTTTTCAACAAACGACTAAAAACAGATGGAGATGGAGCCGCTAGGTTCAACAACTAACTAACCAACATAAACGATACTATGAAAAAACAATACGAACTAAAATATCCTATCTACTTCGAGGTCCATGTTTTTGGAACCCCGCTTTGTAAAAGCTTTAGCCGGCAAGCTATTGGTTACACGGAACGAAACAGTTGCTCCAGAACTAAGAGCCTAAAGACAGCTATAAAACAGGCCAAAAAGCACCTCGGAAACGTGGTTGCCTATTGGATAGAAGACAGGCCAAGTAACTCCAACCGCACGGGAAGGCAAATGACTTACGGGCAAAGGGTAGTTTACGGAACCCGAAAAGGGGCTGGCAACGATCACGGAAACTCACCGCTTGAGGCACACTTGGAATACTAATATGAAACTATCCGACGAACAAATCTTTGTCATCTGCACGATGGCAAGCGTGGCAGCGGCAATCGTTTGCTTTTGCTACGGCCTTTACTGTTTGCACTTCTAAAGCCCGGCCCTCTAGGTTTTCACCTGGGGGGCTTTTTTTTGTGGACAAAGCCCAGGCTTTTGTCACTATCCAAACGAGACTGCGTAAACGAGACCGCGCAGCAAAACAACTAACAACAACTAAATATGTATAACGGACACGCCAAATCTGCGCTGGCTTTTTGCCAGTCCATGACAGAAAAATATCACGAACTCCTCAAGACAGGGGACATAACCGATGCCGTCGAACGTAGACCGAACAGGCAAAAGATCTGTGTTGATCCAGAGGCTGAGGCTAACTGGCTATCGCTAGTCATCAAACGAATTGAAAAGGAGGGAATGAGCTGGAACAACGCGGCCAGGGGAACTCCGTGGGAAGGTAGACCAGAGGCACTACGTCACCTTGCAGTCCGGCGAGGCATTTATAGCACGAAGATGTTGAAGGCCAAGAAGGACAAGGTTACCCAAGAGATAAACGATGAAGCGCGACGGGTAAACAAGTTAGCCCGGAGTAGTCATATGAATCTCAAGGACGCTTTAGAGGATAGCACGATCAACGAAAATCAATACTATGCCGCCAAGGGTAGGTTGAATTTACCTCATATAGTTAATCGTCCGAACTAGTTAAATGTATTTGTCATTCATTGACTTACATAACTTCTCCTTGACAGGAAAGCTAGGGTATGCCTATATGGAATCAGATGTAAGTTATGTTAATTAGATACTCTAACATAGCACTAGAATGATCCATCATATTACTCGAATATTACTGCACACTTTTTAAGTAAAGCTGTGCCTACAAAAAACCAACCGACTAAACATATGAAAATAAAAATACACACCTATCCAGATGGGCCTGCTTTGGGTCTGCCTAAAGATGAAATCGTATCAGCCATGGGACTACGTGGTAGATTCTCCGATGCTCGTATTGGACAACTAGAAGCTGGGGATCAGTATCTTATGCCGATCCAGACTGAGCTAGAGCCTCGCAATGACACTCAACTACTTGGACTGATGGCGCAGAGGCATCTTCGGACTTGCTATGTGGACAACGTGGTAGGGCAAGAGGGCAAGACCCTAATCATTATGACAGCCGACGGTGGGACTCTATGGCAATCGGACTACGATACGAATGAATGCTCTGACCTCGATGCTCTTCGCGATGGACTCAACTTCATCCTTGACCAAGAGGAACTATGAGCCACTTCTATAACTGCCAGAACCCATCAGAGCCTCAGTTCGAGGCCGAGGTGGGGACTCCTGCACAGGCTCGTAAAGCTGGAGCAGACGTTTACCCGTCAGTCACAACCGTGCTAGGCATAGTCAAGGATCCGTTTCTTGACGAGGTTTATAAGCCAAGGATGATTACTGACCTAGCAAGAGAGCATCCACACAGGCCGTGGTCCGACCTTGCCGAAATGGTTTACGGAACTAGACCGCACCCAAAGGATGGCGAGTTAATCCCGTCGCATGAGTTCGGAACATCTGTTCACGGAACTATCGAGCGTATGATTAATCATCACGTTCTAGGCATTGACGAACACCCTGGGCAGTCATGCTGGGACAAGTGGGCTATGCCGTTTCTCAACTGGATTGATGACAACAATGTTCAGGCATTGGGCTGTGAAAAGATAGTCAGTCACGGAGGAATCAAGATCGCTGGCTCCGTTGATTTCATCGGAATCAAGGACTCCAGAATTTTCCTCGCTGATTACAAGTGCAGGGTGAATACTAAAGGTAAGGCTAAACGATACCAGAAGGACTGCTGTCAGCTAGCCATTGAGGCTTACATGCTGATGCACCTACAGAAGTTACCCTACCTGCCTAAGATAAGATCCGTCATTGTGGACTGCGAGACAGCAGAACATATGCACTACGAGTGGACGGACGAAGAGAGTCAGTGGGGTATCCGTGTAGCCAAAGCCGCGGCTAGCCTGTTCTGGATGTTAAGAATGCAACCCGTCGTAAAACAATAACTATGAACAAAGCACTACCAACTGACGCTAAGGCTCGGAAAACTTACCCAATGTATTCTGGCCTTATTAAATACTTTCCTCACGCACTGGCCGCTGTGTCTCATTGTAGCTACCAAGGCAACCAGCAGCATCACCCCGACAAGCCACTTCACTGGGACATGAACAAGTCCGCTGACGAACTGGACGCACTCATTCGGCACATCATTGAAGAAGATTGGGATAAGGTAGCATGGAGGGCATTGGCTAATTTAGAACGCAAACTGACTGACACATGTTCATACAAAAATGGAACCACGGAATGATAGAGATTAACTTAACTGACGACGAAGTCATGATGTGCCAGCACATTGGACATCTGCGATCGGTGCTGTCCAGGGGCAACAATATTAAGGATAGAAAGCAGTCCAACATGGCCGGGCTTGATATAGATGCCCAAGGTGTTACCGCTGAGTATGCTGTAGCAAAGCACTTGAATGTATTCTTTGACCTCGGCCTCAGCCCTCGAGCTGGGTCAGCCGATGGAGTAATGAAAGGTC